GGTGTTGTACCGTTCCTCAAAAAGTTTGAAAGCACTGTCAGATGTTGCACTCAGAATGGCATTAGAGGTGGATCGGCAACTGTCCACTTCCCCATCTGGCACCAAGAAATAGAAGATATTATTGTACTTAAGAACAATAAAGGTACAGAAGATAATAGAGTAAGGAAACTAGACTATAGTATTCAGTTTAGTGAACTATTTTATAGAAGGTTTATTGAGAACGGAGAGATCACACTCTTCTCACCACACGATGTTCCAGGATTGTATGATGCTTTTGGAACTCCTGAGTTTGATGAACTGTATGTAAAGTATGAGTTAGACGAATCAATACCTAAGAAGAAAGTAGGGGCACAAGATCTTATCTTAAACTTCTTGAAGGAAAGAGCAGAGACTGGTCGTTTGTATATTATGAACATAGACCATTGCAATAGTCACAGTTCATTTAAAGACAAGGTTAATATGAGTAACCTATGTCAAGAGATTACTCTACCAACAGATCCAATAGATCATATTGATGAGGATGCAGGAGAGATTGCACTCTGTATTCTATCTGCAATTAACATAGGTAAACTACGTAATCTTAATGAGATGGAGGAACTATGTGACCTTGCAGTTCGTGGGTTAGAAGAACTAATTGATTACCAACGCTACCCTGTTGCAGCAGCACGACGTAGCACCCTTGCAAGACGCTCCTTGGGCATTGGTTACATCGGTCTAGCACATTACCTAGCGAAGAATGGATTTAAGTATAATGATCAAGGTGCATATGACTTGGTACATCAACTAACTGAGTCCTTCCAATACCACCTACTCAAGGCATCAAATGAACTAGCAAAAGAGAGGGGTGCTTGTGATGGTTTTGTCCATACAAAATACTCTGATGGAATTTTACCAATAGATACATATAAGGGTGAGGTAGATCAGATAACAAAAGAGGGATACAATTATGATTGGGAATCTCTTAGGAATTCTATCAAAGAGTTCGGACTCAGGCACAGCACTCTGTCCGCACAAATGCCTTCGGAGAGCAGTTCCGTTGTGTCAAACGCAACAAATGGAATTGAACCTCCTAGAGATTACTTGTCCGTTAAGAAATCAAAGAAAGGACCTCTTAAGCAGATTGTTCCAGGATTTCCACATCTGAAAAACAAGTACACCTTACTATGGGATATGCCATCGAATGAAGGTTATATCAAAGTCACATCTGTAATACAAAAGTTTTTTGATCAGGCAATCAGTGGTAACTGGAGTTACAATCCAGAAAATTATGATAATGATGAAGTGCCTGTCTCTGTTATGGCACAGGACCTTCTAACCACATACAAATATGGTTGGAAAACTTCTTATTATCAGAATACATATGATGCTAAGAAAGAAATTGAAGAACCTGCACATCCAATGGGATGGAGGGATGATATTCCTATGGATGAAACCAACCAAAAATTAAACCAACTCATACAAGAATTAGAACAGGAGGAAGACTGTGACAGTTGCAAAGTTTAAACTTAACAACGACGATCAACAAATGCCAAAGACAAAAATAAAAGGAGTAACGGTATTCAATAAAGAAAAGACCGATACCAGTCATTCTCCTATGTTCTTCGGACCACCTTTAGGTGTTCAAAGATATGATGGTGCTAAGTACCAAGTATTTGACAAACTAACTAATCAACAACTAGGATATTTTTGGAGACCAGAAGAGGTCTCATTACAAAAAGACCGAAGTGATTTTGCTACATTAAATGAAACACAGAAACACATCTTCACATCTAATCTCAAGTATCAGATCCTCCTTGACTCCGTACAAGGTCGTGGTCCTGGTCTTGCTTTCATTCCTTATTGCAGCATACCTGAGTTAGAATCTGCTATGATTGCGTGGGAATTTTTTGAGATGATACACTCAAAAAGTTACACACATATCATAAAGAATGTATATCCAGACCCATCAGTTGTCTTTGATACTATTCTTGATGACGAAAAGATTCTTGCACGTGCTAAGAGTGTTACAGAAGCATACGATGACTTCATAAATGCAGCACAAGAGTATGGATCTGGTAATATGTGGGAACATAACCTTGACGGTGTTCCTATTGGTCACTATGAACTCGTTGAATTAAAACGTAAACTTTATAGGGCAGTAGTAAATGTCAACATTTTGGAAGGAATTCGCTTCTATGTCTCCTTTGCGTGCTCGTTTGCATTTGGAGAACTTAAACTTATGGAGGGATCAGCAAAAATTATATCCCTCATCTCAAGAGACGAAGCACAACATCTTGTCCTTACTCAACAAATCCTCGCAAAGTGGGCACAAGGAGACGACCCAGTAATGCTCCAGATAATTAAGGAGGAGAAAGATAGAGTAACTGAGATGTTTGTCAACGCAGTAAACGAAGAGAAAGCGTGGGCAGATTACTTATTTAAAGACGGTAGTATGATAGGATTGAATGCCAAACTATTATGGCAGTATGTAGAGTGGATTGCTAATCGTAGAATGAAAGCGATAGGTATAGACCCAATCTATGATCAACCCCTTAGAAACAATCCTCTACCTTGGACAGAGCACTGGTTAAACTCTAGAGGACAACAGAACGCACCACAAGAAACTGAAATAGAATCTTATATCGTAGGTGGTATTAAGCAAGATGTAACCTCCGACACTTTCAAGGGGTTTGAATTATAAATATATGCGAATGGTGACATTTCTCTAAGAATATGTTATCATTATTTACAAACGTTCATCCTTCATTGGACGCAAGTAAGTCGCGGAACGGGACGTTCATCCTATGATACATATGCTTGCTTTATTACTCGCATCTACTCAGGTAGTAACTGTCTCTTGTGGAGACATCAATGAACTTGTAAATCGTGCTAAAGTCTATCCAGACATTAGCGAAGAAGATAGACAGGAAGTAATTGATCTCTACTATGAGTTCGGTGAATCCTACGGGTTGTATTGTAAGGACGCAAACGACTGAAGGAACGGATCTTAAAACATCCAACTACTTTAGGAGTAAACAAATGGCAAAAGTCACTTACCGTGGTGTCCAGTACGACACTGAAGAGTACACTGCTATGATTCTCGAAGAGGATCAGAAGCGTCAGAGACACGATTTAATGTATCGTGGTTTAAAGGTTAGAAGCAAGGCAAAACCTTGCAGTTAACAAACCTAGACAAACTGAAAATTAATGTTATAATATAGAGATCCGAAAGGGTCTCTTTTTTTTACTCGAACTAAATAATGACAAAAAGGAAACGTCCAATGAAAATTTTTCTAGACTGTTCTGATCCAGACTTACTTAAACCTGCAATAGATACAGGTTTAGTTGATGGAGTAACAACAAACCCAACCTTGATGAAGAAACAAGGTATGGAACCAGTAGATGTTATCTACAAAATTTCAGAATTATTTTCGTGGAGTTCTTCTGTAAGTGCAGAGGTTGTAGGTGAAACCGCAGACGAAATGTTAGCGATGGCGGTAGACTACTATCAGATAGCACCTAATGTAACAATCAAATTACCCTGTACTGTAGAAGGATTGAAAGCGTGTAGCGATCTTACAGAAGATGGTATCAAGACTAATATAACTCTCATATTCTCAGCAGCACAGGCAATACTCGCAGCAAAAGCAGGTGCAACATACGTATCACCGTTTGTAGGACGTGTATATGACCAATCATTTGATGGTATAGGTCTTATAAAAGATATATCCTCACTGTATATGATGCACGATATAGAGACTCAGGTACTGTCTGCATCAATAAGAGATGTTAAGCAGGTTACAGACTCATATAAAGCGGGTGCAGACGTAGTTACAATGCCTCTACCTATATTTTACAAAATGTATAAACACGTCTTGACAGATACAGGACTATCACAGTTTAATAAAGATTGGGAACAGTTACAATCAGATTTGAACAATGGGTAAAGACAAACTAAAAATGTTGATTGGTGAATTAAAATATCTAATCACAGAACTTGAATCAGAAGTTTACTCAGACACTGCTATATACACTGAGGGACCTGATCATTTACCACAGTATGAGCAAGAAGGAGTCGAGCACGAATGAACCATATGATAACCCGTGGATCTTTGATAGCAATATCTTTGACAGCACTGACATTGGGAGTAGTTACGGGTTCGTATATATCATCACCAACGAACTCACTAAGCAAAAGTATATCGGACGCAAATACTTTGTTCAAAAACGAAAACCTAGAGGTGGAGGTAGACGGGTTACGAGTGAAAGCAACTGGAAGAGTTACTATGGAAGTTGTCCAGATCTTAAGAGAGATGTTAAGCGTTACGGAAAGCGAAGTTTTTCCAGACGAATACTCTCCTTACACCCCACCATTGGAAAAACAAATTATGAGGAAACAAGACAGTTATTCACAAACAATGTACTCACAGAAAAATTAGAAGACGGTACACCTGCTTTCTATAACAGCAACATACTCGGTCGTTACTATAAGAAGGATTATTACGATGACTAACATAGGTTCCTCAAGATCTCCTTGAGGATTGTCCACAGTAAATAAGTAGGAGTTTTCCTATGCCTATCACAAAGTCAGACCTGTCAATACTAAGGTCAGCAGTCAACGGAGACGTTTCACTAGACATTGATAACCCATCATTGTTTAACAGAATCTTCAAATTGTATGAGAAACGTGGAGTAGAGTTCTACGGTGATCCAGAGGACGACTATGAAATACTCATAGACCATATTGCATCAGACATTGGATACGCTTTTTAATCTGTCACAACGACCCCTACACAGGGGTCTTTTTATTGTGTATAATAATTACACTAACATTAATACTATGCAATTAATTCACGAAAGATTTCCTTACAAGTATGTAACTTGTGGCAAACTTGAGATCAATGGCAAACCAGACTGTCGCATTTTAAAATTTGATGAGTACACAGAGAGATACAGAACAATGTACTACTGCGACAATATGGATCAGATGATGATCGCTATTGAAGACTTTGATTACACTAAGTGGTTAGACCCATCAGGACCTCCTTGTTACGTGCGTGACAGTTCTGACACAGATGCTACACTAATCTCTTAATATAAGTTTACATATCAGCATATTCAGTAAGGATTTGTACTCATTTTTCTAAAAGACTTGACACAAATCTTTACAATGCTATATAATATATGTAACGTTTCTTTACAAAGCACAATGACAGTTATTACTGAAGGCGGTGGTCGCCAGAATATGTACCCAACAGAGACACGTTCTTATGTTGATGAATCCATCTCTTACGAAGGTTATCCTCAGAATGCTGAGAAAGTTAACGGTCGTTGGGCAATGATCGGATTCGTAGCATTGCTAGGTGCATATGCAACAACAGGACAAATCATTCCAGGTATCTTCTAATGAACTATTGGAAGAACGCAGAACAAACAAACGGTAGATTAGCAATGATGGGTTTCGCCATCGCTATCGTAAACTACGGTTTCACTGGATGGATAATTCCAGGATTCTACTAAATGAAATTTCAATCACAATTCACAATCACAAAAGAGGAAAAACTAATGACTCCAGAAGCAGAAAGATTTAACGGATGGGCAGCAATGCTAGGTTTCATAGCAGCAGTTGGTGCTTACACATTCACAGGACAAATCATTCCAGGTATATTCTAAATGAAAAGACATCCAGTGCCATTTAAAGTTGTGCCATACATTTTCTTTGTGGCACTTGGTATGAGTACATTCACAACAACAACAGCATTTATCTAATGAACAACAAAGACATTTTTGAAAGAGCAGTAGGAAGACCCGCAATGTTGGGTTTCATTCTCCTATGTGGCACTTATCTAACAACAGGACAACTAATTCCAGGTATCGTTTAATGAACAAAGAAATCGAAAAACAAAAAGTAGTTGCCGAGAAACTTAATGGCAGATTTGCTATGCTCGGTATCATTGCAGCACTAGGTGCTTACTTTACAACAGGTCAAATCATCCCAGGTTTTGTTTAATGGGATTAGAGGCAGACTATAACACCTGGTTTAATACCATACTGTTTCCTTTTATGCCAGTAATCACGGTATTCTTGTGCAGTTGGTTGATGCTAGGTGACTTGCCTTTTGACGACGACGATGATGATGATGACGGTGGAGGAGGAGTAATGACTCCTATTTACAATTACGCACCATCAGGAGCATAAATGAAGTATCAATTAATTTTTGCTGTAGCAGTTGCAGCATTCGCTATCAAAGGCGATGTAATAACAAGTTTATTTTACGCATAATATATAAGGGTAGCACTAACGCTACCTTTTTTATGAAATATAGACTTGAATATCAGACAGGAGATTCAGAAAGATGGATCAAGATGAATAACTATCGTAATTTATCTGATGCAAAATCTGAATTTTATTTATTTCTCTGTAGACAATCTCAAAATATGGTCTACAATAAAACTAAAATAAGAAGAGTACAAGATGACTGATCTCTCACTCAGAACCAAATCTTACCTACAACTAAAAAAGTATTTCAAAGTTTGTGACAATAAAAAGGTTTACGAATTCTGTGACTATTGGATTTCAAGTGGAAATGTTAACACAGATGGACTTGACGAAGCATTTCGTGTAAGATATAACATAGATAAACTCGGAGACTAAATTAATGAAAGTATCTTATCTAATGATACTTCTTACAATAACCACTTTGGTATTGTATCTCCCACAAATTGCCTATGTACGCTAATGATTTTTTTATCTTGTCCACCAGTATATACTCTTCCTGGAACCTGGACGAAATGTGACCACGCATTGATACCACATTTTGAATTCAATGTAGGACCATCACTCGCAGTTTTCCTAGGATTAATTACACTAGGGATACTTATATACAGTAAACAATCAATTAAAAAATGAGAGACCAGATGATTTCAGCACTCCTTGCTCACGCACAGGGAGATATTCAAAAACATAAGATGAATGTAGAAGTTTATTTAACCAATCCTACTGGTATTGGTGAGCATTCAGATATTATGGAAGCAATCGAAGAAGAATTAAATATGATTGCTAAGTATGAAGATCAGGTATCCGTAATAAAAAAATATTTTCTAACAAAAAGTTGACAAAGTTAGGAGAAGCATATATAATAATTAGGTTGTGAAGTTTTGTAACTTCCTCGACCATATTTTTACGAAGGACCCGAAAGTATCGTACTCCTGAGTACAACTGCTCTTAAACCGAGACCTATAGGCAGTATAAAACTTCGTCTCTCATATCCAGTAGTGAGGGATTACTGGAAATAAGTTATCGCATCTCCCTGATGCCTTACTTAAACGTTCTATTAAATGACAACTCTTTCAAGACAACGTTCTGGCGGTATCCTAAGTGGATGGTCAGAATTCTGTGAGTGGGTAACATCAACTAACAACAGACTATATGTTGGTTGGTTTGGAGTCCTAATGATTCCTGCTCTACTTACTGCTGCTGCGTGTTTCATCGTAGCATTCATCGCTGCTCCACCTGTGGACATCGACGGAATCAGAGAACCAGTAGCGGGTTCTTTCTTATATGGTAATAACATCATCTCTGGTGCTATTGTTCCATCATCAAACGCTATCGGTCTACACTTCTACCCAATATGGGAAGCAGCAACAGTAGACGAATGGTTATACAACGGTGGTCCTTACCAGTTAATAATCTTCCACTTCCTAATTGGAATCTCTGCTTATATGGGTAGACAGTGGGAATTATCATACAGACTAGGTATGAGACCTTGGATATGTGTAGCATATTCAGCACCTGTATCAGCAGCATTCGCTGTATTCCTTGTGTATCCTTTCGGACAGGGTTCTTTCTCTGACGGAATGCCACTAGGTATCTCAGGTACATTCAACTTTATGTTTGTATTCCAAGCAGAACATAACATTCTTATGCACCCATTCCACATGGCAGGTGTAGCAGGTATGTTTGGTGGTTCACTATTCAGTGCTATGCACGGTTCACTAGTTACATCTTCTCTAATCAGAGA